GTCGCCGTCCGTCGTGGCACCGAAGTCCCACGCGCGCACGGTCGCCTCGACGTCGCCGGGCACAGCGTCGAGCCATGCCCACCAGTCGCGGTGAAAGAGTCGGCCTTCGCCGACGGTCGCGTCCCAATCGCCGTCGAGGAGCTGCGCGCGGGTGACGGGGTCGAGCGCGAGGAGCTGCGTTCGGTACTCGGCGCCGAGGTACGGGTTGTCGTCGAGGCGCGCCGCGAAGAAGGTCCGCGCGAGCGCCTCGGGGTCGTCTTGCGTCGAGGGCGATCCGTCGGGCGCGTACCACCTGCGCTCGCCCGAGGCGGCGTCGGGCTTCGCACCGATCCACGGGGCCCAGCGCGCGCGCACCCACTCGTGGCCGGGGCCGCCGGGGTTCGTCGTCGCGCGGATGCGCAGAGGCAACCCGTCGGCCGAACGCACGCGCGAGGTCAGGTAGCGGTACGAGGCCTCGTCGAAGTGCGTGAGCTCGTCGAAGCCGATGAACTGGAACTCGGCGCCCTGGTAGCGCAGCGCGTCGGCGGGGCGCTCGAGGTAGCCGAATGCGATCTTCGCTCCCGAGGGGAATGTCCACTCGTGGCGCTGCTCGTGGTAGGCCGCGCCGAGTCGCGCGTAGAGGTCGCGGGAGCGAGCGATGAGCGTGCGCTCGAGCTCGGGAAAGCTGCGCCGCAGCAACAGCGCGCGAAAGCGTGGCTCGTGCGCCCACCGAAGCGGGGCCGTCAGCAGGTAGTCGCTCTTGCCGCCGCCAGCCGCGCCGCCGTAGAGCACCTCGTACGCGCTGCAGGCCAGCGCCGCGCGCTGCGCTCCGGTCGGACGCCACACATCGGGGTCACGTCTCGTCGGGGAGGAAGAGCTTGATGCTTGCGCCGCCACTGGTGACGTCGACCTTCTTCGGTGCGGCAGCGCCGGTCACGTCGGCGAGCGTCTTCGCTGCGGCCACCATGCCCTTCGCGTCGGGGCCTTTGTCGGCGGTGCCGACCTCGGCGGTGCGGTACGCGTTGAGCAGCAGCGCGCGCACGAGCTCGCGGTCGGCGTCGGGGTCGTGCGCCTTCGCCCGCTCGACGAGCCGCGCGCGAACCTTCGCGACGTAGCCCCACACCTTGCGGGGGTGGCGAGCGAACTGCTTCGCGAGAACGGGCACGAAGTCGGCGGGGGCCTCGGCGCGGAGGATGCGTGCCTCGATGTCGTCGAGCCACGCGCGCGGGATCGGTCTTCGTGCGCGCGCGATGCCCTTTTGTGCCGCTTCGTCGGTCTCACCGGGGACGCGTGTCTCGTCGCCCATCACACGCCCGCCGTCTCGACGACCACAACGCGCCGTCGCTGCCGCGCGCCGTTGCCGCCGACGCACGTCTCCGTGGTCAGCGTGAGCGAGCCTGCCGCAGCGCCGCGCGCGAGGATGCGGTAGGCCTGCGCCCGCGAGCAGCCTCGCAGGGCCATGACGTCGTGGACTGTGAGCGTGGGCACGTCGGGAAGGTGCGCTGGCGTCGTGCGGGCGAACCGCGGAGACACCTGTGGCGCTGTTGCGAAGGCTACGTGAGACACCGTCAGCATGTCAAGCACCCCGCGCACGATCCCACGCCGTCACGGCGCGCTCCAGCATCCTGCGCCCCCACGCGACCAGCGCCGCCCTGGCCTGCGTCTCGCGGGCGACGGCCGACGCGAGCGACTCCCGCGCGCGCGACGTGTCCGCGTGCGACGTCAGCAGCCACGCGACGCTCGGCGCGCGCTTGCCGACGTGCGCCCGTTGCTCCGCGTGCTGCAGCGCCACCCGCGCCCGTGCGACGGCGGCCGACGCGAGCGGCAGCGCCTCCCGCAGCGCCACGGGGCCGCGCTCCTCGGCGATGAGCTGCGCGAGCCCGTCCACCGTCGCGAGGTCGCCGCCGTGAGCCGCGAGCCACCGGAGCGCCTCGACGGAGCCTCGGCAGCGCAGAGCCCTGGCGTGCGCGCGCCGGGCCGCGGCCATCACGCCAGCGTCGATCGCGTGCTCGGTCAGCGTCTGCCGCGACTCTGTCTCGGACGGCATCCGCGGCTCACACCCGCTCGATCGGAGGTCCGCCTCGAGCGCGAGCAGCGGAGCGAGCTCGCGGCACACCCGCGCGAGGCGCGCATCGTCGAGGCGGTCAGCGACGGGGCATTCAGAATCCATGGGCTTTCTCCATCGGCGGGACGGTGGGCGCGACGAACCGCAGCGGAGCGCGCTGGGCGGTCGCAGGGGGCGCGGGAGGCGTCGGGGTGGGGTCGCTGGCCGTCGCAGGGGTCGCGAGGGCGCTGGTGAGGCGCTGGCGGGCTTCGGCGGGCATCGGGCGGGCGCCGTTGGCCCAGTGGTAGGCCGTGGGGCGGCTGACACCGAGCAGCGCGGCGACGGCGACGGCACCCCCGGCGGCGGCGATCAGGGCCGTAGGGGGTGTGTTTTCGCTGAAACCGCTTGTGGGAAGGGTGTCACGTACCGGCCCCAGTGTCCCCGATATACTCTTAGACGGGGTTACCGGGGCCGGTGTGTGACTGCCTTCCACGAAGGCGTTTCCGTCGTGTTGGGTGGGTTTTGCGCAGGATTCCTGCGATTCGGCCCGACGACCCTCCGTTGCGGCCTCTCTCGCGAGCCTCCAGCCCACTCCCGCCGCCACCGATCCGAGGCGCGCCGACCCGTACACGCGCACCGCGTCGAGCACGGCCGAGGCGTCGATCACGTCGGAGGGCCCGCGGGGGATCTCGAGCACCTCTGCGCGGGCGTCCCACGACGCCGGTACGACGGTGCCCACGTGGACGTGCAGCGCGGGCGCCGTACGCCACGGCGCGCGCAGTCGCCCGGCCACCTGGGAGACCTCGGCCGCGGTCGCGCGGCGGTAGACCTCGGCGTGGTCGTCGGCCAGGCCGAGCACGGCCGCGATGGCGCGGCTCGATCCGACGTTGGGGCGCGGGTCGCCGACCGACACGAGGGCGTCGCAGGCCGACCAGTCGTTGCGGCCGCGGGCGTGGCCGTAGTGCCCGACCACGAGCTCGACGCCGCGGGCCCGCGCGTCGGCCACGATCGCGCGCGCCACCGGGTCGGCGCCGTCGACGCCGCGCACGGCCGCGTCGAGCACGTCGGCGAGGGCCTTCCACGTGAACAGGCCCACCGACCGCGCCCCCGCGTCGGCCACCTGCGCGAGCGACGCGCGCACGTACCGCTCGAGGCCCTCAGCCCACCGCACCACCCCGCCGTCGAGCGCCGTCTTGCGGGTCGCGTCGGCCCAATACAGCACCCGGCGAGTGACGGGTGCGCCGTCGGCCACGCGGACGTCGGTGACGTGGCTGTCGGGGAGGTAGCCCGTGTGCGCCGCCAGGGCCCGCACCACAGCCACGTCGGCCGTCGCGTCGAGGAGCACCGTGGCGCCGCCGCGCTGCATCGCCGCCGCCACCGCGGGCGACGCCATGATGCCGCGGAGCACCCTGCGGGTCGTGTCGGGGAAGGCGACCTCGACGGCCGCGACGCCGCGCTCCGCGTGCCCGTCGACGCCGTCCGGGGCGCTGCGCAGGATGCCAGCCGCGAGCCGCGCCACCTGCGCGTGCGTCGCCGACGCCGTCACGAAGCGCTCCGACGGCGCGCCCGAGAACACGCGCCCGTGCTCCATCTGCGACGGCCGCGGGGCCCAAGCCGACCGGCGGCGCCACGTCGACACGGGCGCGGGGTTGGCCTTCGTCGGGCGCTCGCGGGACTCGCTCCACGCCGCGCGAATCGCGTAGTCGTGCAGGATGTCGCCGGGCGCCATGACGTCGTCGCAGTCGGCCACCGGGTACGCTGCCTTGACCGCGTCGCACCAGGCACCGTCGCCGAGCAGCGACTCCGCGCCGCGAGCGAACACCTGCTGCAGCGCGTCGGCACCCCGCGGGAGGTCGCCCCGCTCGAGGCCCGCGGCGAGCGCGCGCAGCACCGGGGCGCGCCACCGCTCCGACCGGGCGAAGTGCACCTCGGCGCCGGCGGCCGACTCCAGCGCGTCGCGCGTGAGCGCCACCGCCTCGACCGCCTGGGGGTCTTCGTCGATCACCACAAGCGCGTCGTTGCCCGCCCACGCGAGGCCCTGCGCGAGCAGCGCGTGCACCGTGACCACGACCGCGGGCGTCCCGACGCCGCCGAGCGGGATCACGGTCCCGGCGCGCGCCGCGCAGCCGTCGAGGTGCGGACACGGCGAGTCGGCGCCCTTCGGCCCGAGGTGCTTGCCCTCGCACCACGTCGCCGCCGCGTGACGGGCCCCCGTGAGCCGCGCCAGGGGTACGTGGTAGTGGCACGCGGGCTCGCCCCCGGCGTCGCGGACGGAGAGCACGCCGCGCAGGTACTC